TTGATCAATTGCAGACTGTAAATCTTTTTCTAAAATTTCTTCTAAATATTCTTTGTCATATTTTTTACCGTCTTCCCAGTGGTCTTCCACACATAAGTGGCCGTAGCCCACGGTTCTTTTATTTAGGGTATCTAAATAAACAGTGTCTCGAAATCCTTCGTGTTTTTTAACTGACTCTAAAAGTTTATCGTAATTCATTATCTATCCAATTTTTTATTTATGTTTTTAAGCTCTGTTTCCATTACTGCTATGCGTACTTCTATTTTTGTAAACATCATTAAAGCTTCTTCTATTCTATCCATATCTTTTTCCATTGCACTAACACGTTGTGATGTCATTCCCCATGTAGCACCAAGCGCTATAAAGATTCCTGTAATCCACACTGCATCTCTAATGCTCATGGTTTTTTAATCCTTTTAACTATTTTTTTAACAGTCTTTGATTGTTTCTTATGCATAGCAGAAGCTCCAACTAATTCTTTAGCTATTTTTTTTAATTTTTTTGTAGTTTGTTTTTTCATGATACTAAAGATATGAGTCCACCTCTTGCTGCCATTCTTGGAGCTACTTGGTTGGCTAAAGCCTGGTCCAAGTTGCCTTCATAAAGAGAAGCCGCAGCTGCGGAATTCATGTTAGGGTTTTGTAGTATTGACGAACCAAGACTAGACATGTCTGCTTCATCGGCGAAGAAATTTGATTCTGGCGCAGGCGGATTTTGTATCCTATCAAGAGCTTTATTTATAGGAGAAGTTCCAGGGGTTCCCATTGTATCCTCTGCTATACCTTTTCCTTTTTCATAAATATCACTTATAGCTTCTTTAAAAATTTGTGCACTTTCTTTAACAGGTGCTACATTCTTTCCTACAGTTTCTCTATATCGTTGATCGTTTTCTACTTCGTATAATTCACGGTCAAACTCCTTCCATTCTTCTGGACGTAGTCTTACAAGTCTAACAAAGTTAGCAAGTCTAGTTTGTTCTGGAAGAGTATCATCCATCATTCTTGTAAAAGCACGAAGAGAGGGAGGGCTAGTCATTATACCACCCATGTATCTTACAGCGTATGCTAAACCTACAGGAACTACCCATCCAGTAAAAGATCCTAGAGCACCAGCTGCGGCTCCAGTTTTCATTCTTATTCCTAAAGCTGATTGAGGCATTGCAGATGCAATACCAGATCTAATACCACCCATTACGGCACGTCTTGCCATGAAAGTACTAATTTGTGGAATACCATTTTTAGCTGCTGCCTCCATAACGGTAGCAAAATCAGCTAAGTCTCTTTGCGTTGGTAGCTGTGCTGCTTGTCTTCCAGTTATACCTTCTGGCATCACTGTTCCAGCTTTTCTTAAACCTTCATTAAAGTTTACATTATCAAACTCTAATACTTCTCCTGTACGTTGATTTGTTTTAACAAGTTTAGAAACTTGTGGACCAGGTAATGCTTTCTTAAATAAATCTCCTAATGGATTATCTTTTCCTAAACCAAGTGCTTCTTTAAAAGCTTGTCCATCAAAAAGTTCAGCACCATCTACTTGTTTTATAGAATTATTAAATACTTTATTTAAGTAAATTCCTAAACCTTGGTAGTATGCTTTGTCTCCTACAATGTTTTTCATGACTGCTAAAGTTTGTGCAGCGTTAGCAGGATCTGCTTTTGCTATATCTACAACACTTTGAAATAAATTAGACGCTTGTCTATCTGGATCTATTTGATTTAAAGCCATGCCAGTTCTTTCAATTCCACCTGTCATTGCTTTACCAGCTTTTGTTCCAAACATAAGCATTCCATTACTTACAAATGTTTCGTAATCTCTCCACAATTTTGCTACTTCAGGTATGCCAGAGTCAGCTAATTTACCAATGTCAGATTCCCATGCTTTGTATAAATTCATAATATCGCCTTGGCTTTCACCATCAGCATTCTTCATCCATTTTTTATATAGCTCATCCATTTGTGAACGAAGCCCATAATACATTTCTATTGTTCTTGCGCCAGCTACGCCTGGGTCTATAACTTGTGTCTTTAAAAAATCTAAAATAGGTTCAGGAGTCATTTTAGCAATTTGTGAAGATGCTGCGTTTCCACCATACTGACGAGTATCTCCTGGAACAATTTGACGTTGAGCCATTCCTTTTTCATAAACTCTTTTTGCCATGTTTACAAAATTAGTGTCATCTACTACTGCACCATAGTTTCTTGCTGCATCTAATAACGCATTTTGTTTTAAGTTAGCTGCGTTAATAAATCCTCTTGCTCCTGCATGTGCTAAATCTTGTACACGCACACCATGTTCTGTAACATTAATTAAAGGTGCAAACGTTAGTTTTTGAATAATACTTTCACCAAGATCCATGTAAGCATCCATTTGTTGTGCTTTGTTTTTATAAATAGCACCACCAATGACTGGTGCTCTTCCAAACATTTTTACACCTCCTGCTAAAATAGGTGATCCTACATCTGATCTCTGAACATTAGTTCCTGTTCTGGTACCTAATTTTGGTGTTATGTCTTCAAATTTATTAAGAGGCATTTTTAATTCTGATGGACTTAAAAAATTAAATACAGGGCTACGCATTAAACGTGTTACAGCTTTACCAATAACAGGTATATGCATTGTAATATCTTCACCTCTTGGACCTAAAGTTGCGGCAACAAACTTTTCAGTTTGTGGATCTACTTTATTAAAATTACTAAATTTTCCTGACCCATATAATCTTTGTTCAGCAGATAAAATATCAGTGCCAGTAGCTACTCCAGAACCTGCACGAGGTTGAAACATTCTAAAACCTTTTTCACCAATAAAATTTCTTAATCCATAATAAGCTGGTCTTATTCCAAAAAACACACTACTTACACCAGCATCTATAACCATGTCTTTAACAGCGCTTTTCATTCTTTCTGTTTGATCAGGTCTGTTAATTCCGTTTGGTCCAAAAGTTGCAAGCTCTGGAATCATATCCCCAATTAAATTTTTAATCTGGTTGTCGCTCATTTGTAAAGTTTTTTTAGCAACACCTGCTCGGTTCATGATATCTAATTCCATTTCATAACCATAATCAGCTGCACCAACTCCAATAGCACCCCCAGCTACAGCTCCTAAAGCTTTAGCCCACCAAGGTCCTGGGGCCTTGATGTTTTTAGTACCGGAACGAGCCCAACCTGCTTTCATTCTATCTACCGTGCCTTTTGTTCCATATCTAAAAATATTTCCAAAAGCATCTTTGACAACCGGACCAGCTCTGTATCCTTTTAATGATCCAACTGTTCCGCCGATTGCTTCTTGGGTATATTCTATTGCAGGATAAGGATTAGGACTAGACGTATAAAAACCAAATTCATCTTCAGCTAACAAAGTACTAGGTGTTGCTGTTATAAAGTCTTTTGAACTAAGGCCCATGGATCTTACATAGTTATTAATATCTTGGTCTAATTCAGCCGCTAATTCTGGTGTCCAGTTAGGATTTTTTTCTTTAGCTGTATGAATAATATTTATTACATTATCTCTAACACTATCTCTTTTTTCTCTATAAGTTTTCATGTTAGCAAGTTGTGATGCTCTTGCATCCATATCTTCTTGAGAATTAATAAAAGGATTATCTTTTCCAAATGGTGCTCCACCTGGAACTAACATGTTACCTAAGAATTGAAAAGGTGCAGCTGCTGCTTGAACGGCAGGCTGGTATCCTTTTCTAACTGTGCTAGAAATTTCTTCTGCTTTAGTTTGAGGAACTCCACCTTCTGTTACACTTACAAATTCTTTATCTTTAGCTCCTAAACTAGAAGCTGCTTCTTCAAACTCTTTTATTTGATAATTTTTATTTGCCATTAGCCCCATTTCTCCAATAAGCTTTGATGTGTTACTTTATTTTTTTCCATATCTTCTTGATGATTCATATCTATATTACCTTGAGTGCTCTTAATCCAACTTTCATATGTTTGACCTCCACTTACATTTGGTCTTAAATATTCTGATTTGTTTTGTGGTTGTTGTAACCAATTGTAATAAGAATTTTCTAAGTTTTTAGAACCTTCAATTGTAAACATATTAGGATCGTTATCAGGATTTTTTCCTGCTAATTTTAAAGCACCTGCCATGTTATCATATAGTTGATTGTAAATACGCATGTAATTTTGAACTACTGCTTGGTCCGTCGTACGACCACCAATTCCTGTTAATTTAACATCGGCAAATGATCTTCGAAGAACGTCTGCTAACATACGACCAGTTGGCTGTCTATCTCTTGCTAACATTAAACCTAATGTTGTTTCAAAAGTTTCTAATACTGATCTTTCACCACCAGATTGTAACAGTTTTGTAAACGTATCTGCAACAACGTATGCTCTAGCTGGGTTTCCGTTTACATCCACACCATAACCACCATCTTCTAACGCCGCACCATATCTATCTTGATTTAATCCATTACCGCCATATTTGTTTTCTTTATCAATAAAGATTGCTACTTCTACGCCGTTTATATTCATTGTTCCATTAGAACTTTCACGTACAGCGAAACCGCCACCTGTAGGATCAGTAGAATCAAACTCTCCCGCTATTATATCCCCTGTAAATTCTTCAAAAACTTCAGCTAGTGGACCTACAATTTTTCCAAATTCACCTGAAGCACCAATAAGATCAGGACGATCTATAATCATTGGAATTATTTCATTAGCTAGGGGTACTAAACCACGTTGAACATAGTTAGCATATTTAATTTGAGCATTGGCGTCTGATCCTAAATCTTTGTTTACAGTTAATTGATCAGGATAACTTAAACCGTAAGCTCCTGCACCCTCACCAGCTTCGACAAACTCAAACAAATTCATATTA